AAAAATATTCTGACCTATTTCAGGATTATCAAAACCACCATAACCTTTAAGAGTACCTAATGTTTCCTTCTTTCTATCATTTACAGCAGCAGTCATTTGTACCTGGTTAAAGGTAACCGCATGCTCACCTAGCATTCTACGTCTGGCTTTCTCAAAACCAGGCATATAATGATCGGCTATAAATCTAGGATTATACCCTTTGGTACCTTCATTTAGTTCCCAACCTTTTATTGTCCCAGCCAATTTTGCCTGAATTAGTTGGTTTAAAACATTAGGATCACCTTTACCAGCAAGAACTTCTGCTATGCTTGTCGGGCCTTCAATATTATGTACTTCAGCTGCCCCCTGTATTAGCATCATATATGCGTTATCGCCAGCAGTAGATAAAGCATGCTTCATCGCATTTACTTTAACTCTACCACTCATATTTAACATAGAGTTGATCGTTTGTTGATCAACACCCTTCATTTTTAATGAGTTAACAAAACTATTAATAGCTGTTTGATAAGATTCTGATTGTTGCTCTGATTTGTTTCTAAAGACAATAGAATCAGGAGATAAATGACCCATAACGCTAAGGTATTTACCCATAGCACTGGCATCTTCAGCCATCTTCTTATCTACTTTCTGAATAGCTCCTAGAGCAGTCTGAGAGAATTCAGTTAGAGTACTGTATACATCTCGTTTCTCTTGTTCTTCTAATTTAATTTTATTTTTATCTGCAGCAAGCCTTACATTTAAAGCTTTTACATAATCCTTATTAAAATCATCTTCAAGGCGATAATTCTTTGCTCGGTGGTTCCGCTCTTCCCATGCATTCTGCCTTAAAGTTGATAGATATTCCTTATTCTGCTGTAATTCGGCTTGCCTGTTCTTCTCCATTCTGTTGACTTGGTCTTTAGCCGCAGCTAAAATTTTCGAAGATTCGTCAGGAGCTGTTATCGAATTATGAGCAAATGTACTCTGTCGAGTCTGCTCTTGATACTTAATATCCTTCATATTGTTTAATAACCTTTAATTGGTTTTGGCGGCTTGATAGGTTCTAGTGGATCTTGGTAGTTAGCATAAGGCATATCTATAGGTCTAGGTGCCTCAGGCCCCCTAGTAGGTGAGAGCATTAAATTAGCCTTAGCTAAAATATCTGCTTTATATTTATCTGCACCAACCTTTTCCTTATCTACCTTAGATTGTTTAACAGCGTTATCTAACATATCTGTTAATATCTGCTGGTTTAGTTGTAATTTATTATTATCATTTAATAGCGACCAATCAACTTTTTTATCAGCTAACGCAACTTTAGCTTTATTTTGCTCTAACTGCTTACCAATCTGTGTTTTTTGTAATATTGTTGATTGTCTGATATCATTTCTTTGTATAGCTGAAAGCTCTTGCTCTAGTCCTGTCATTTTACCCATGCCACTTAGATCTAATTTCTTCCTAGCAATGGCATCTTCAGACGTTTTAGCAATATCTGTTATATTCTTATCTAATTTCCCTACCGTTAAATCTGTCTTTTTACGAGATATACTTAAATCAGTATCAGCTTTTTCTAAGACTATTTTAGCTTGATTAACTTTATCAAATAATGATTGATCTACTTGGGCTCCTGATAGTTGTGCTTTACTATCAGATAGATCTTTTGCATTAGCTGCTTCATGCATAGAGGTTTGAGCAATCTCAGCTTCTCTAACAAGACCGTCATTTATTGCTGACATCTGTTGACCTAAACTTGCTAGGATCGAAACAACTGCTCCACCTGCTGATACACCCGCTTGGTTTAATTGAGCTTTACCTTTATGTTCTAATGCTTTTAAAGAAAGTTGATCAGTTTCAAAAGCTTGTTGAGCACGTAGTTTATCTAATGCTTGGGCATTCTTCTTTTGAGTAAATTTAAACTCTTGTTCATTTTGTTTTAAATCTAAACCAAGTCCAGCTTTAGCAATACCTGATTGAGCTTTTTGAGCTTCTAATTCTGCGATTGAACTATCTTTTGTAAAAGTAGCAGAACTTAAAGAATCCTCAAAGTTCAATTTAGAAGATGCTTTTTCAAATTCTATGTCACCCTTCTTTTGTCTGAACTCAGTTTGAATAGAATCTATATCAGATTGAGCTCCAGCAGTTTCATTTTTTAATTTTTGAAAGGACTGCTCTTTTTGATTCTCAATTTTTTTAAATTCAGTACTTTGTTTATGAAGTAACGAAGAATCTTGATAACCATGTTCATCAATATCTTTTTGTAATTGCAGGCCAGTTGCTACTTTATCAAATTTAGCTTGACCTGATTTAACAAAGAAATCATTTATTAATTGTTGATTATCAAATGCTGTTTTTAAAAACTTCTCACCTAATTTAGTATCAATAGATTCTGTTGCTATATTTGCAGCTCTTATATTAAAATCTTTAGTAGTATCATAAGTATCAAATGACTTATCATATGCTTTTTTCTTCTGTTCAAACTCGTAATCTTGAATAGCTAATTTATGATTCCAATCTTGATCAGAAGTTCTATTCTTAAAATCAACTTGATCTTGATTATTAACCCTTTGTATTGCAGTTTCTCTTACCGCTTGTGCATATTGCCGTTGAGTATTTTCCCAATTATGCTTGTAAACTTTCTTATCATGTTTATATTGTTTCCTGGCAATTCTTTTATTCTCACTTCTAGCACTAGCACGTTGGGCTTGATTATTAATCATTCCCATTCCTTGCTGAGCTACACCAAAAAGGCCCATTGCTGTGCTAAATGCTGATCCTGCTGCCATTTCTTAAGCCCTCCTATAATATCGTGGTGAATAATTTCCTTCCCACATCATAGATGTCAAGGAGACTGGAAATGGTGAGTCACTAAATACTCTCATAGTAAAATTATTATTACGTTGATGAATTGGTACTGTTACTAGTGATTGATTGGATAATGGTACATCATTAGCAAGATACTGTTGAGCATCTATCACAGCTGCAGTATCTGACCATTGATCACCACCTCTTGGTTTCAATTTAAATTGACATACACCAGATAATCCCATTGAGAATTTATATCTATTGATAATGACTATTGCTGAAGTATCTGCTGTCTTAGGTTCGCGTCTGAAATAAGTTCTAGGTAACTGTATGTCATAAGCATACGTCCAACCTACAATAACCTTAGATGCAACACTAGATAAATCTTTATTTGGTACTGAGAAATAAGTATTAGGATCTTCACTAGCACCAGTATACGCAACAGCTGTTGGGGTAGTAGTGAAACCAGATTCAACAAATTGTTTTGTTCCGTCAACTTCTGATGAGTCACTACCTATAACTATAACTGGAGTTAAATCAGTCTCATTCTTAAAAGGTAAATAACACTTAGAACCGTCATAAATTGTACATGTAGCAGTAGCTCCACTACCACCACCTCCAGAGAAGGCTACAGTAGCTCCTGCATCATAACCACTACCAGGGTTAGTGATGGTAATAGATGCCACAGCACCACTTGATATAACTGCTGTAGCTGTAGCTCCTGTACCTTCACTAGCGAGAGCTGGTGTTATAGTAACTGTAGGTGCTGAACTATACCCACTACCTCCTGCTGTAACTGTAAAAGTATCTAAACCTTGATATTTAACACTTGTAGCTGTAGCATAAAGGTCAACACATGGGTTCATTTTCTCACCATCTGCGTTAACTAGGATACTCTCTTCTGGTGTTTGGTTTATACTAGCACTACTAATAGTATACTCTCCTCCTTGTGTAGTAACAGCATACATAACATCTGAATCAACTACAACAAATTGAGTTTCTCCAGGTAATTGCCAATTAAACCAAGCTTGCATAGCAAACTGATCTCCTTCTATATGAGTACGGAAGAAATAGATATCCTTCTTTGCTGTACCATATAAACCTATAAATGCATTCTGAGGACTAGTTACAATATGTTCGATAGATGCTGGAATCCACTCAGATATAGATCTACCAATATCTTCTACTTGTGGGTTATTCTCTTGACCCTTAGTCATCATCCTATAGACTCTGGTAAAACCAGGAGTCTTACTTACAAATATTAAATTAGTACCATTATCTACTGGTTCAATATCTGTATCCATTTCATAATTTGAAACATTACGAATAGTAATACTTGTTGGAGTTAGTATGCCTTCAGCTGCAGCCAACAAGAATTGTTGGTCCTTACTGAATAGTATTAAACCTTGAGCAGTTGGTACGACACCATGTAAGACAACAGGTTCAGTACTAGATACATTAACATCGACAGGATCAGAAGCTATTTGTATTCTTGCAGATGCCTTGAAGAAATTATAAAACTCTCCAGCTTGGGAGAAGATTACATTATCAGTAGATAAGAAACCAAGTCGATTGTTATAGAAAAAACACTGCTCTAATTTCTGTCCTATTAAACTAGACTGAGGGTTAGTAACATTATCTCCTACTAACCTATTAGTCCATGTTATAGGCCTATAAGTGAATGCATTTGTCGCTGTATTTATTAACTCATGAGGCATCGTAGCTGAATCAAATGATGTTGATACACTAGGTGAGATAGTTTCTTCCCAAAAACCTAAACCAGAAGTACCATCATCAGCAACAAATTTAACATAGTAATCATCTTCAACTGCTTCAGCAGTCTGAATGATCTTAACAACTCTATCATTCTTTGATTCAGATGGTAGCCATGTTATATTATCTACTTGATCTTGATAAGCTTTCAGGTTAGTACCATCCTTACCTGAAGTAGCTGTTAATGTAAATGCTGTACTACCAACTATCTCTAAAGATGTATCAATCTGTGTTACAGTAGGACTAAATCCACCACCATAACTACCACCTTCAATAGCTGTTTTTAAATCTCCTAAGATATCATCAATCTTATCACCACTGGTAGGAGTTACTGTTAGTGTGACAGCTGACTGTCCAGTAGGTTTGATAGTTACTACATATGTTACAGCATCATCTACCAACATAACTCTAACCGTACCTTGTTTATTAGCAACAAAGGTAGGGGCTGTGGACATAGCAGTAACTTTAGTCTTATTAGTAATTATAGTTGTATCTTGTATAGTTAATATATTATAATCTATTGACTTAGTACCTGTCAAATAACTTGCAGCAGGGCTAGTAACAGTAATAGTAGCTTCTACACCTGTAGAAGCATTCCATACTTTAACAGCTGATCCTTTGATACAACCTATATAATTTTCATCTGAGTCCCTATGTATATGAAACCATCTAGCATTTGCAAATTCAGTTTCAGAAGAACCAAAGGATTTGATATGCTTAAAACCAGGACGTTTAGTTAATCCAAATGTAGTGTCCGGATATCCATTCTTACAATCAATTACTTGACCTGGTAATTTTCTATCGTCAGGATATTTAGAAACTCCACCGGTATAATTTGGTATAGTTTGTGTAAGATTTGCCATTAGCGTTGTAATGCTTTATAAGGTTGATAACTGTTGTAATGGTTTCCACCATGTGGGTGTCCGAAGAAGGTATATTGACCCTGATTACACTCATACTCCATGGCTACAGCACGGCAGTACTGTTCTTTTTCTTGGGACATCCTATATACTGTTGGATCTCCTAGTACTCTACTAACAAAGAAGCTAGTAGCACGAGCTGTTATGTAATCTTGTATTGGTCCAGGGACATCGACCCAATCAAAGAACCAAGTTATGTCAAAGTAATATTTCTCATCTGTAAATTTAAAACTATGTTTCTCTCTGTCATATAGCAAACCTCTCTCAGGTGTAGTCTCAGATATAATACCTATTACATCGTCTGTAGTACCAGTACTTGCTTTAGCAATAGTTATCTTATCTTGTAGTAAGTAGTTAGATCCAGGTTTGACAACAGTTATTCTATCAGTCTGTCCACTAGCGTCAATACTGATATTAACAGTCATGTCGATACCAGCTTCTGTAGTAGTAACAGTTTTGTTTAAAACCCATCCTTCAGTACCACCTCCAGTACCATTTTCTACTACATCAATCTTAGTAGCAAATACTGTATAAGGTCCTGATCTACGTATTGTATTTTTATATTTATTATTTCCTTTTGTAGGACCATAGTCTGTGAGGTCCATCTGTAACACATTATTAGGATACAAAATAGTATCATCTGCATCAGGTGTTAGGGGATAATCAAACTCCCTATTGAAGGTCCATCCTTCTCCCTGCACTTCTCTAGACACTTGTAATAAAGTGTTGTATGCAATCGCAACGTCCGGGTTGGTTGAGTCAAGAGTAGTCACAGGCGCTTGACCAACCGACGCCAGTATTTGATTGATAGCAGGTAATTCTTCTGTAACGTTAGTGGTTGGAAAAGCCATATTAATATTTATGAATAAAAAAAAGGGACCCGAAGGTCCCCGTATGTATAATTTAGAATGTAGTAGGTGCAGTGGCTGTACCAGCATACAGTTCTACAGAAGCAGCTGGGTTCAGATAGTCAGCACCCATAGCAAGACGACCTAGAATTACGTCGCCCTGGTAGATTACTGATACATCACCAGATGTTACTTGAACTTGAGGTCCAATAGCTTCTACGCATCCTGCAGCTTCCTTCTGGAAGATAAGACCACAAGAGTTTGCAAAGTCAGTGGCTGCGCCATAGTCATTGCGGACTCCGTAGTTATTTGCAGTTGCAGTTTCAGCAGCTTCAATAGCCTCAGCAACAAATGAACCAGTATTACCTGGAGCAACAGTAGCTGGGTCAGTAGCAGCAGTAGGATTAGATGCAGGAGCATACTTTGTACCGTACTTACTGAAGAACGGAATGTTCATTGACTTGTAGATCTTGATACCTGCAATCTCAACGATTCCATTACCAGACTGCAAGGATGTACCTTGTACGTCACGGTTAATGAGTCCGTTGGTGCCTATATCTTGGATCAAAGCATAGTACTGACGTGGGTTTAGAACACCTACACGTCCGTCTGAACTTACTCCTTTCTCATCTAGAGCTGCAGCAGCATCATAGAAAGCTGTTACCAGTTTACCTGCATCCAATGCATCATCTGCATCAGCAGCAGTACCAACACGAATCTGTGTTCCGCCTGGTTCTACAAAACTAGTTTTAGAGATTGGACTTGCTTTACGAGCACCACGTGTGATAGCACGGAAGATATAACGGTCATACTTTTGTGCAAGTGCATAACCAATCTTCTTAGATATCTCACTACGGAGATCATAGTGAGCAAGTGTCTCATCCAGTTCATACAAGAATGCTGAACTGATTAATAGATCATCACAAGTGATGGTTTTCTCCGCTACTGGAGGAGCGCCATCGGAGTTACCGAGGATGCTGTTTCCAGGAGTGTGATACTCAGCAGTTGTGCGACCCGTATATATAAATTGAAGACTCTTACCATTTTTTAGAGTTCGCTTCATGATCAGGTCACGAGCAATGGTGGCGTGCTGGAAGCCCTTAAACATTTCACCACTAAACAGTTTGAGATATAGATCTCTGTTATTGGTAGCGTTATAGGTTCCAGTATCGCCCACACGACCCGGCCTGGTCAGCGAGGTAGTAAGGTCTGAACTTTGATGTGCCATTTATATGGGGTAAAGTGTATTGTTTACTTTCTTTATACGTATAAAATTTTTAGTTAAAATTTGTGGTCTATCCCACCGTCTAGACGGCAAAAGGGTATCCGCGTACGGGCCAGATGCCAATGAAAGATGAGTCCTACTCTGAGGTGTCCATCTTTCTTGCTAAACAATCTAAATTAGAATCCCAAAATGGCATACCACAAGGTTCATCAAGTTCCCATTGTTTAACAGTAAAGTTAATACGTTTCTCCTTAGGTACATATAAAGGATGTTCCTTAAGAGAGTCGTATGTTACTTCAGTCCAGCAATTATCAGGTATGATTTTTTTTAAAGAATCCCAAAGGTAGTTCATATGTTCTATATGATCATACATATAGTCAGGCCAATGATAGAAATCATTCATCCTCCACTTAATACGTTTCATACTAGATACAATATCTTCAGTATCTCTAACCATACCTATAAAATGGACGTTGGGGATACCATGAAATAAATCAACATACATATATAAAGCATTAGGACATTGTATAACAATATTCTCTATACCTTGATCAAGTAGTACGTTAATTTTATGTATCCCCAAGTCGTTTGGAAAAAAGCCAAATTCATCGATCACAAAATAGTTGAAATCGTGGGCAATCATTTGAGTGGTAATAGTAGTTCCACTACGTTGACAACCTGTGACGATAATTGGACCTTCCATTATTTATAAAGAAGATAGTGCTTCTTCTAAACTTAAATCCTCGTCCTTATTATCTTCAACCGGTTCTGAATCTTTAATATCAATCTCAGGATCCGGTGATATAGAAGTTACAAAAGCACGAGCTTTATTATTTTGATGT